AATGAAGTATATCCATCTATTCATGATTATATTTCTCATATCATCGAACTTGATCAAAAAGGGGATAACGATTCGTTGCTTGCCCATGTATATGTCCGTCATTTCGGGGATTTGCATGGCGGGCAAATTATTAAGAAAAAGGTACCAGGTTCTGGACTTATGTATGAGTTCGAGGACCGCGCTACATTGATCTCTGGTGTACGCGCATTATTGAATGATAAAATGGTCGATGAAGCAAGAAAATGTTTTGGTTTTGCCGAACGATTATTTTATGAATTGATAGATGATTGGCACGGAGAAGGGTTTAATGAAATCACAAGTTTCATGGATCCTGAATACGAAGACGAGTCCGATTACAATGAGGACTATTAAATATAACACTTACAGAGTGGAGGAAAAGAAACACAATCTATGGAGAAATTTCTCAAGAAGGTTAACAAGCAGGTTAACAAAACAGAGTTTTATCAAGCAGGAGAATTATTCTTAGTAGGATGTGTGTTAGTTGGAATGATGATTCCGATTAGTACATTAATCTAAGAAAAAAATTATATTATGGATTCAGTGATTTGGGATGAATGTAGAAAACTATCGTCTGGCATAAAAAGTCTTTTTGATAGAGACCTTACATCGTTTACTAATAAAAAATTAACACGCGAATTTGAAGGATGGACGGATCTATTCTGGTCGTCCGACACGGTAAGAAAAGCACATCTTAAAATAATCGAACCAACACCAAATAACCCCAAGCTTTGGTTAATGCACGTTAATGTTTTTCCTCATGAAAACGTGAACATACCAATTCTTGGGTTTGATGTTGTTGCTGGCCCTAATAAAATAAGCGGATCTTTTTTTGATTTTTCGCCGGTGTCCACTACCTCTCATCCATACAACTTGTTCTTCGAAGGACTTACTTCAAATTTGTCCTGGAAAAAGGAAAGAGAATTGCCAGAATGGGCCAAGGAAATATTTTCGCCTCACATTGTTGCAGCCGGAAATATTCAAGAAGAAGCAGAGCTTAAACAATTTGTTCATATAGGTTTAGCTGGCGTTGAATTTTATTTAAGAGGTATTAACGAGCTCTTTTATAAAACAGATGAATCGCATCTTGATATGCATAATAAGTATTGCAAAAATCAAAAGATGAATGTACAATTGCACAAGTCAATATTATCTATGGGTATATCTGAAGAAGATAAAGACGATTATATAAACAACGTTCTATTTGAAGAATTGTGAACCAAAATAGAACAGAACGATCTATAACTATTAATTATTGAACCAAAACTTTCCATTCATAAAAGGAATACAATAGTTTACCAATTTTTTTGTTAATATTTTGCAAATAATCTTAATTTTTTAATTTTTTCTTGTATATATAGTCGCGTGATTTATTGAATCACAATCCGTTTAAATTACTGAATTATATTAAGGAGTTTTCTAATGAAGAAAATTATTGCACTCGTATGTCTAATGATCGCTCTTCCAGCATTTGCAAACGAACCAGCTGTACAAGAAACAGCAAAGCTTAACGAAGAAGGCGAGTATTGTGCACGTATTGAAACACGTGGTCCCGCTGGTCTTACAGTTAAGAAAATGAAGTGTCGTACCATCGAAGAGTGGAAAAAAGCAGGTTATGAAGTATCTGCAAAAGGAGAAGAATAACACATGGTTGTTAAACTAAGAAATTACGCAATTGCCGCTATTACAGTTGGCGCTTGCTTGATGGGTCTAATTGGTCCATTGGTATACCCGGAATTGATGGTTGAAGCTCAGATGGCTTCTGGCATGCACTATATTCCAATGATCTGAGACTGATATGAAAACACAAAGAAACATATTGGTGTCTTTGGTTATGTTAATGGCGTTTTTACTTGTTGGTACAATAGGCGTTGGTGTCAATGCCTATGGTCAACATTCTATTGATATAGGATTTGATTGCCCCGTTCAAAAAGTGAAAGACAACAAATCTTGTGGTAGACGTCGAGAAAGAGTCTGAATAATTAATTCAGGTTTCCGTGGGGTTCCTGGCCGTCGGTAAGGCACCAAAAATCCCACGCCATATTAAAATAAATATCTGTTTAATATTGACATTTGTAACATAGTAGATTATAATAGACTATCAATAAGGTTACACATGGACAAAGAAACAGAGGAAAACTATAATATGGTTGTAACGATGACCCCAGAAAAAATTCATCATGAGATATCTGCGATGATATCGAGTGGTGTTCCATATATTGACGCTCTCGTAGAATACGCGGAACGCAACAATCTTGAAATTGAATCAATCGCTGATGTTGTTAAAAAGTCTTCGATCTTAAAAGAAAAGATTAGGTCTGAGGCAATTGATTTGCGATTAGTTAAAAAGGATCAGTCGACATTATCTGATGTTATCGACATCTAAATATGCTAGCAAGGACGGTTTCAATGTCTATGTGAATTACCTTGCTTTGAAAAAACATTTTACAACAGATTCTTTTGATTATCATAAATATAATGGAAAAATTCGATCTTCGTTTGAAAAATTTGCAGTAAGAAATGATGTTTATTTTTTTACTAAAATATCAAAAGAAGATGATTATGAAAACCTTTTATTATCAAACGTTTTGAAAAATCCTAACGTATGGATTCGAGAAATTGCTGATGCAGAAGGTCAAAGAATTTTTATGGAATGGAAGAAAAAAATTGAATCTTTGGGATATATATTTAGATCGGATTTAAGTCATCTTAATGACGATTACAAATCTAATTTTATATCAGTGAATGGGCAACATCCTTATATTATGACGCAATATTTGCAAGGATCGGTTTCCTTAGAAACATTTACAATCCTTACTCACATTGCAAATATTTTTTCTTATTGGGAGAAAATAATGGTTGACAAAATTGTTGCACCTGATATAATTAGACTGGCAAAAAAGTACAAACCTTTTTTGTCCTATGATGCAAATAGGTTTAAGACGTATGTCAAAGACCGTTTTTCGTAATGAAAATAAAACGCAATACACTGTAATATAACGCAATATAAAGGAGAAACAAAATATGGCACCAACAGATTTTGCTGCACTAAAGAAAAATCGTGCTAAGTCCCTCGACAAGTTGAATTCACAACTTGATAAAATGACAACTAAAAGCTACTCGGATCCGAATGAAGGTAAGTTTTGGAAACCTACGCGTGACAAGTCAGGCAACGGTTTTGCAATTCTTCGATTCTTGCCCGCACCTAGCGGTGAAGAAATGCCATTCGTTCGTATTTGGGATCATGGATTCCAAGGTCCTACAGGTCAATGGTATATTGAAAACTCTTTGACTACAATCAACCAAGACGATCCTGTATCAGAGTTCAATTCAAAATTGTGGAACTCAGGTATTGAGGCTGACAAAGATCAAGCGCGTAAGCAACGCCGCCGACTGAAGTATACTGCTAACGTATACATTGTTAAGGATTCTGCTAATCCTGCCAACGAAGGTAAAGTATTCCTTTATCAGTTCGGTAAAAAAATCTTTGATAAACTCAATGATTTGATGAATCCTCAATTTGAAGATGAAGCACCAGTCAATCCTTTTGATCTTTGGGATGGAGCAAACTTCCGCCTTAAGATTCGACAGTTTGAAGGATACCCAAATTATGACAAGTCTGAGTTTGATTCGCAAGAACCTTTGTTCGACGATGATGATGAACTTGAATCAACTTGGAAAAAGTGTCACTCTCTTCAAGAACTTGTTGATCCAAAAAACTTCAAGTCTTACGCTGAGCTAAAAGCTAAGCTACATCGAGTACTCGGCGTATCCGCCGATTACGAAAGTGTATCAACGCAAGACAGCTATGGCGAATCTTCTGATGAATTTGATCTTAGTTCAATGTCAAAATCCGCAGATGCTCCAAAAATTGAAGAGGCGTCTTATTCAGCCACAACTGATGACGACGACGATGATCTTTCAATTTTTAAGGAACTTGCTAAAGGTTAATAAAACGAGGGGGCAGCAACAGTTGTCCCCATTTTATTAGGAGAACAATATGGCAACTATTACATCGCCATTGGAGTTTGATTTTGGTTTCACTGCGGTTGATGAAGATGAACTTGAAACAGTACGTCTTGCTCAGACAAAAACAGCGGAACTTGAAACTCAACTCCAAACATTTGACAATCGTGCAAAAATGTTGTATGATACGGTAA